ACTCTGTTGTACCTTGATTAAAGATACAATAGTAAGTCGTATTGCTGTTTCCTATTCCTTGTGCAAAAGTTTCAAAACCAGTTACTGCTGCTCCAAGTGCCATTGCACCTGTACCAGTAGTTGTGCTCGTTACTTTTACTCTGTCGTTTATTACCAACGCCATAAATTTTCTCCTTAACTCATACTAATAATTGCATTAGACGCAGTAGTCGGATCAGGAAACGTAATAGTAAAAGTACCATTCGTTGCTGTCTTGTTACCGCCAAAATCTAAAACTACTACTAATCTATTTGCTGTACCATCAACTGTATCTATATTGTAAATCGCTGCAAAAGCTGCAGTGAAAGATGCTGAAGTATAACTTACATTATCAAAGTCAACTGAAGCAACAGCTGTAGAAGAAACAACTCCAAGTCTTGTTAGAGCTTTAACTGCATAGTTAGTACCGCCTGTTGGATCTACTTCACCATTTCCAGTTCCTAATAAAGCAACTGTTGATGATACACTATAAGGGTTAGTTGTGTACAGAGATAGACTAAAGTTGTTTCCACCTGAAGCTTTGAAATTGTGATTAGCTTCAAACAGAGCACCTCTAAAAGTATTTGGTATTATATTTGCCATATTATTTTATCTCCTTAATTATTAATAACTCGATGGTGATTCGGATTTTAACTGAGTACGAATAACTCCATCTTGATATTCATCTCGGCGTCTTCGACCTTGTTGTTCAATCGCATACGACATCAGAGCTTTTTCATAAGCTTGATTATAGTATTGTATCATATCTTGAGGTCCTTTCAAGTATCCAAATGCATTTACCAGACAAGCGTACAAAAGTAAATCTTGATATTTATTTGATAAATAAGTTCCATTTGTAGCTGCTGGAGCTGTTGTTGGTTGTGTTGTATCTGTAATACTAATAGGTTCTTTATTATAAGCTAGAGTAATTTCATAAGTTTTATCAGGTGTTGGAGCAATTACCCAAAATTCTGTATCCCAATTACCATAATATCTTGGGATTCCTACAGCTTGTGTACTCGGTGTAGCGTAGTACTCAGCCATAAAACTAGTGTCTCTTTGCTCTAAATAAAATTGATCTCCCTCAGTATTAGTTAGTTGAACGTATCTAATAAATCTTAAATCAGAAGGTATAGTTACATACCTATTTCCTACAATAGTGTTAGAAGTTGCATAGTGTCTTTCTTCATCAGAATCTACTTCTCTATAAATTTTGTTTTCTGCATTTTTAATAATAGGATTAAGAATAGCAGAACTAAATACAGTGCTATCTACTTCTGTGTAGTTTCTAATATCATTTTCTAAATTTGCTAATGTGTATGCCATATTATAATGCCTTTAATGTTACGGGTCCTGCAGAACAAGCTGGACCTCCTCCTTGTATATTACCTGTTGTTGCATTGCTAGTACTAGTTATATAAAAATAACTTATTGGATTTGTTAAAGGATCAGTTGTTGTAGCTCCTGTAACATTTCCTGAAGAATCTATTTGTCCTAATGCAATTGTAAAACCATTTACATTATTTAAATCACTTACATTATCAAATGTAGGTATGTTTGCAAACTGTTGCAAATTGTAAGCATCAGCTCCACCTGTTCCTGCAGTTGTTACTTCTGGTGCTCCTCTTAGTCTTACAACATCTCCTGCTTTTCTTTGATGATCTTCTGAGTAAACATTTACATAAGTTGTTCCACTATGAATAATACTTGTAAACGGATTGTTGTTTAATAAAATTAAAACAGCTGTAGATGATCTTTGTGGTCTTGGATTATATAAAGCTTGTGGATCTGAACCTACAGGTTTTGGAGAAAGCTGTGGTTGTTTTGCTTCAAACTCTGAGTAATGAACTAATGAACCATTCCATTCTCTAACCATTTCAGAATATGGAAATCTCATTCCTGATCTATCAGAAATTGCTAAAGCATTTTTTCCTCGTGCGTAACCACCCATTATACACCATCCCCATAAAATGTTTGTGGTGATATGAAACTAGATGTACCTTGATTGTCTGCATCAAGTGCTCTTAACATTTCACTTTCATAAGTTCTTTCTAATGACTGTGTTCTTTCAGGATCAAATTTTAAACTTAAGTAATAAGCAAGACCTGACATCATGCATGGATAAAATCTATTTACAACATCTGCTGTATTTGTATATGCACCTGCATCTTGAATTCTTGCCATATAATAAAAACAAAATTGAAAACTACTTGGTGTAGTTGTACTGGATATACTTGAACTCGGTGTTGCATATAAAAATATACTTGGGTTTAATTTTCTTTGTGCATAGTATTGTGAAGGTGTACCTTGTGTTAATTTATTAGGTGTTTGTGAATATTGTGATCTATCTATTTTTGTAAGTGCAACATCTTGTGGTGCAGTTGGAGTAGAATTATTTCTATAGTAAGCTTCTAATACTTCATCTAAATCATTTGGAAAGTTAACTGAGTCTGTTGCAAAACTATATTCTGCTTGACCTTGAACTAAAGGTATTTTAGCTAATTTTATTTTCCATAAATGAATTCCTCTATTGGCCCATTCTGAAAACATAATATTTAATGATCTTCTTGCGGATCTCAATTGATAACCTGTTCTAGTTCCTCTCATATTTGTTCTTTCAAAAGCTTCTTCAATAATTTCATCCATAGATGGATTAAAAAATGTTTCACCTGAAGTTGGAGGAGTTGTAAGGGCAGTATTACCCATACCGGAATGATTAGAACAATAATAAAATAAAACCGGAGCGCCTACAGTTTGTACTGGAGCGACAACAATTTGAGTATAGGCACCAGCATTTCCTGGAGTTCCAGAAGTTGTTACACCTGTAGTATATGCTACTCCTGCACCACCACCTGGCGCTGTTCCCCAAGTTCCGTTTGCTGTTGCTGAAAATCTTAAAGGATGTCCGCCACCACCTGCATTTGTAGAATCTGATTGATCAAAAATGTAAGTATTGCCTTCTTGCAATTCTAGAACCGGACTAACTTCTCCGTTAATATAGAACTTATTTGCACTAGCACTATATTGGTTCGTTCCAGTTGCAACCGTAACTGTATAAGTAATAGTCGCCATGTATAAACCTTATCCGCCAGTTATTGTTACTGTAACACTTCCACCTGAACCTGCTAAGTTATATACAATTCCTTCATCAAAAAGAATTCCAGAACCTGGTACATAAACTTCTAGTCCTTCTGTTCCAAAATTATAAGTAGCTACTAAATTACCTGCTGCAGCTGCTCCGGATGTTGCTACGTTATATAAAAGTAATGTAGAACTTGCTATTCCTTTTGCTTGAATAGAAGTAATTCTAGCTCTACCTGCTCTTGCTAAAGTATCAGCTCCAATTGTAGCTAAGTTTAAGGTTGTTTGGTCGCTTGAAAATGATCCGCCGCCTGACATATTTTTCTCCTGTTAAATTGTGTGTGGGCCGAAGCCCACACTTAATTAATTAATTATGCTGACTCTTGTCCGTCATCAATAATGTGATACCAAATATAGCCTTCAGCAGAACCTGCGCCACCGGCACCTGTTCCTGTAACTTGTATTTTAGCTTGTTCAGTAGCACTAAAGATTGTACCAATTGATACACCTTGTTTATTGTTAGCTGCACCACTTGCACCTGGGAATGAAAACCCTGGGAAGTATGTTCCGATTGCAGCGTCAGTAGTTGCTCCGCCATCTACTAAAGCATCAGCATCTAAAACTCCTGCAACTACACCTACTAAACCTAAATCAAAAGTATTAGCTGCACCTGCGTTTGTGCAAGTTACTTGTACTTTAGATATTAAAGCGTTTTTTGGGATTAAAACATCAGTTAAGTTAGTTGAAGATTTTGTAGCACTTCTAACGCCCGCTGTTTGAAAATCAGCGATGTGAAATTGTGCACATACTTCTACTGAACCAGCAACTGAAGTTCTGTTACCGTCTCCGTTTTGTCTTACATTTCCTGTAAATGTTGTGTTTGCCATTTTATATTCCTCCTAGAATACGTAAATATAATTACCTAGGGTATATCGCCTATACGCGTTTATATTTACTGTTTGTATTAATGTATAGTGTGCTTTTTATACAACACTTTTTAGTAGAGTGCAAGAGA